CTAATTATTAACAATAGATTGATGTTGTAAATACTCGTCATAGATAGTCTTTAAATCTATTTCATTCTTTTTTATACGCCTTTGCAAGGCTTTTAACTTTCTTGTTTCATATAATTCGGCAAACAGCTTTTCTATAGCTTTATCTTTTCCTTCTACGTAGCAGATGTATCTAAAATCATTAAAGCTATATAGTCTCATGTCATAACCTCGCAAAAAATAATATCTTCTATATTAATGTCGATTATTCGTTCGTCAAAGCGCTGTAATTGAACTATGTTTCTTTCGTGATCTACATAAACAGGAACTACATACTTGTATCGCACATGATGATTGTTCTTTAAAAACAGTACTTCTATTGACCAATTGCGTTTGAGAGCATCCGCTAACACTATTGAATGTTCTAAAATATCATCAATTAAATTATACATGTTCTTCACCTCTTGCATACATTATACGAACAAATGTTCTTAAAATCAAGTCTTAAAAAGTGTTGTGTTGCATAAAATTATATGTAATAATATTCACATGAACGATTTTTCGTTCATTATTTCATTCAACTATTAGCTGTTTGACATCCCGTTTTTTACATCTGAACATAACAGCAACCTCAAATTTTTTCGGGGTATTTTTTTGCATAAAAAAGCCCTAACGTTGAGGTTAGGGTCATAAATGCTCTATTTTCTTTACCATAATTCTCAAATTATTTGGTGACTCGTAATCTTCTAAAAGTCTAAACCCGTTTTCTTCATAAAATTTAATTATTTTTATGTTATTTTCACACTCTATATATACTATTCTTCCACCTACAATGGCATTTGCTTCTTTAATTTTTTCATATGCTAATCCTAATATATCGTTGCCTGATGCAGCTTTTGCCTTTTTACTTATTGAATTGTAATTCTTACCTAATTGACCAATTAAGTAGCTTTTAATTTCATAATTCTGCATATCGGTTTTATGTCCGACACCCATTAACTTTTTTTGCATACCACCAGATATAGTAGAAAAATTTCTTTTAGAAATTATCAATGGTTTATTGGAAATGGAAAAATATCCTGCAATGAAAGGAGCTTTTTTATAGGTAGACATTACAATATATGTCCGAGCTATGTCAAACCGTTCAAAAACAATTGCTTTACTATGTATAAATTCCTCTACATCACTTGCACCATGAGATAATGATTTGCACTCAAAAGAAGAGAGGAGAAGTGTTATTTCCTCCTCTGTAGAATCTGATTTCAATAAATCTGAAAGGGATATAATGTTTAGTGTCATATTTTACATGCTCACCTACTTCATTAAAAATGAAGACATTATATTATTAATAGTCTCTTTGTTTTTGATATTCTTTGAACCCTTAGTAGATTTTAAATCCACTTTTCGAGATGACTCAATTGCTCTTGCTAATTTTTCACCAGCTTTAGCAGAAAACTTAAAATCAGTTTGAAAACTTTTAGTAGCCATAGTAACCCCTCCAAGTTTTAAGTCCTTATATACTATATTATACACAATAAGCGTATTTGTAAACCTTTTTTTAAAATCCGAATCACCTTAAACAGCTTTTAAATGCTTTTAAATGCTTTTAAACGCGCTTAACAGCTATAAACAGCTACAAAATGATGTTATCTTCATTTTAGCTTATTTATTAGCTTGCAAAGTATCACAAAAGTATCTTTTTATAAAACAAAAAGACCCCCTAGCGCACTGCTAAGAGGTCTTTAAAATTATTTCAAGAAGTAGTTTGCTGTGTAATACCAGCCGTCAGATGGATACCAAAGCTCTAAGTATCCTTTCCCGTTGTTGTACCATGCTAATTTCGTATTAGGTGCATACCATTTAATTTTGCCCGAACTCAACTTCGTATTATTCCAAACCGGAATGCGTAAATCTTTCGCGCTTTTAATTCGAACTTTAATGCGCCCTTTTGCGTCTTTTTTAGTTACAACATCGCAAAAACTCTTATACATGTAGTATAGTTTGTCATCAATATAAGTCTTGTACCAATACTGATTGTGCTCATATACTAAGAACTCAGTTCCCGATTTATACATGCGGAATGGCGACGATTTAAAGTCCATTTTTGTGAGCAATGGCGCGCTGTCAACGACTTTTCCATCATGTCTGTTTTTATTTTGTGATGCACCTTTCAATTTTGCATTGACTGCGTTTCTGAAACGTGTTAATTCGGAAGGTTTCGCAACCCAAGGCGCAGGACAATTTTTTCCGGTTACATCGTAATGACGGATAATGTCACTAGGCGTTAAATCGTATGTTTTGCATAGCTCTGCAGCTACATCAACAGAACGATTAAACGTTGCCGCAGTGATATTCCCGTTTTTATCTAAGCACATTTCAATACCAATGCTTGTTAAGTTTGCATTTCCGCCAGAGTAGTAGCTCGTTGTTGCTTTAAGCGCTTGTACTCTACAAGCTTTCTCGTTCGCATGATACGCAACTTCATTTAAAGGGATAATACAAATAGCTTCTTTATCATCAATAAAAATATGCGCAGAAGCGTAACGCTCTTTTAAATCTCTAAAATATCGTCTGTGATTATCTGCGCTTGCCCCAGGATTTGCAGTATAGTGCATAACAATCTTACTTACTCTAAGCAACTTATATCCTGGGCGTGAAAATTGATTTTTATTGATATAATTATATTGTAGTACTGACATTATTTATCATCCTTTCTTGGTTCTGAATAATTCATTACTTTTAAACTATCGGAGAATTTACTAGTTGTTGGGTCCATCAAAATACCGACAACGGCTACAATTGTGGTAATAATTGCCATTGGGCTATTTAGGAACCTTACAAACGAAAGCCACAAGACGGACCAGTTATCTAAATCAGATATAGTAAAACCTCCTGCTGTCCACGCGACGCCTAGAACTGTAATAAGAGTTGCCACAACAGTTCGCCAGTTTTTCATTCGTACTTTCCAGTTAATTTTCATTGTTTTTTCTCACCTCCTTATTATTTCCAAAGCATAGGCGCTAAAGTAATAATCGTTGTGATTACTGCCCCTATCAATCCGATAATTGCTACTGTCACGCCTACATCACTCGTTTTTGCTTTTTCATCATTTTCCGATTTCGCTTTAATTTCGGTTAGTTCGATATCGTGGTCATGTAGATGAATAGTAGTATCACTTGCAAAGCGGTCCAAAGTTTCCGCTGTTCTTTCTGTATTTGTTGCAATTTGATCTAGTGAGATTGAAAGCGGTACAACAATATCTTTTAAATCATTCAAATCGTCACCTAATCCATCCACTTTATTCTCTATCTTTTCGATGTCTTTGGAGACTTCTGTTTTCAACTTACTTTCATGCTCTAATAATTCTAATCTTGTTACGTAACCTAATTGTTTTTCAGCTTCCACAGTTCGAAACCTCCCACTCCCGCGATGAATAAATTAAAACACGCACTCAAACCATAGCGAACTGGGAGCAACCACTGCGACTGACCTTCCGCGCTAGCCGTTGTTTCTTTGGCATTCCAGTTCGTTTTATCCGCTGACGTAACGTGAACATCCGTGTTATTCAAATGGGCATTTAAGTCTGCTTTTTGCGCGAATTGCTCGGGCTGCATAGCATCAAATTGTGTTTTTAAAGCATCCGCTTTTTTATCTACGCCATCTAATTTAGTGTTTAATCTTTCGAACGATTCATCGAATATCTTTTCGTAATCATCCCAGCGCTCTACGTAAAATTCTGCCACCGGGAAAAAGTCGCTATCTATTAATGCTTTTTTTATCTCGAATTCAAACTTATATACGCGCATCGCTTGAGTGTTTTTGTATTTTATATATAATTCAGCAATAGCAGTGCCAGCATGAGATATTTGGGAGTCTGTAAGTGCGTATTCTGCAATTCCTCGCACTCCATCGATGATTGTTGGTTTCACAAGATACTTGCTCTCTGACTCTGTTCCTTTCGCTAAAATCATAGCAAGCTCTAATTCAGCAGCAGACGATAATCCTAAATCTTGATTATCTTTATCTATATTAAAAATAAGTCTAGCTGTCCCGCCTGTATCTTGCGTATAAAAAACAGCTTTTTGAAGTGGTTTATCTTCTTGCGTTGTGACGTTAAAATCATATACACCATTTTTATGAATAACATTTTCAGTCATGTTCTAACAACTCCCCCACCGCTCAGTTTCGTAGGCGTGTCAGCTTCCCAGGTACCGCTATTGAGATTGAAAATATCGGCACTTTGAGGATACAAACCGATTGCGCTTTTTGCTCCATGTGTGGTGTTTTGCACTTCAACTCTTGCAGTGTTATAACCGCGAACATCGACGTTTTGCGAAGCGAAGTAACAACCGTTAACGTCAGCAGAACAAGCATCTATGAATACGGCTGTAAACGGGTCTATCGCTTTAGTATTGAAAGCCATTCTGCATTTTGTAATCCTTACAAATCCGCATCGCGACGCTTTAATGAAGTAGTTTTTTGTTGTGCCTGCCGTATTCGTTTCTTCTAAACCAGCAATATATAAATAGCCGTTACTGCCTGTTGCGGAAATACTTCGAACTTGGCATCCGGTGCTGCTGGAAGGGTCTACTGTTTCAAAGTTTGTAGATCTAATATAGATATCCCCGCCCATGATTGGCGGAATGACAACGTCTTCGTTATAGCGTCCAGGGACAATCCAAATGTTCACGGAGTTGCTATTTAGTACTCGAGGTAAAGTCATTACAGCTTTATTTATCGTTTTAAAAGGTGCATCAATTTCACCAGTGCCTGTTACATCGTCGCCTCTTGCGTCATCCACAAATATTTCAATGTTGCTGCTATCTAAGCCATATAAACGCTTTAAAATAGTATCTATATCGTTGTATTTATCCATTAGATCATAAACATTCGTTGAAAGCTTTCCAACGCCTGTTATCAAAGCATTTTCCGCGTAATTAATTCTATCGTTTAATGTTGTAAATTCAGTTTCTGGAACCAGAGAAGAAACGCGCGCATCTACTACTTCGTTCGATTCGTCTCCGCCGGATTTAATAACTAAGTTAGATATACGTTGATTTACATGCGTCATATCTTGATTAGCTTTTTCAAGACTTCCAGCCAGTTTTACTAAATTATCGTTATAGTCTTGTTGTAGTTCTGAGTTCATGAGTGGGTCTTGCCATTTTTTTAAATCCATCTATTTTGCTCCTTTCTTAATCGCTTTTGCTAGTTGAACCATGATAGAAACCATCGTTTTTTTATTATTCGAGAGTGTTAGTTCTGGTGGCTTGTTGGTAAAAATGTATTTCTTATAAGCGACTATTTGCACTTCGTATAAAAGGCCTAGCGGCTCATAAACAAACATCACGTAATCGCCTTTTCCACATTCATATTTAAGCTTTAAAGAGATATTTCCAGTCGTTGCTGGATAGTCTTGCAGTTCAAGCTTTAAACGTCTTAGCATGCTGCTAGAAGTCGTATATCGCTCGTCTGACAGCGGCTCTTGAATTCGCACACCCCACTTGCTCGACTCTGGACTAGTATAAGTAACTGGCGGAAAGTAGTTATTTCCGTTGCTGTCGACTTTTCCATAGCCCTTAATTTGAGTTTTTAAGGATAACGTATCAATATCAAAATCAACTTCGTTTGTGTGCTTGTTGTAGCGAATTTCATTCTCTGTATGCTCTCCATAATCCTCAGCAGGAATAAATGTCAAACGCTTGTTGTCTGCTAACATAACAAGCTTATAATCTTCTAACACTTCTTGAACTAGTTTTAGTAAATTACCATTGCCAAAATTTTCTTGTGTAATATTTTCTAAAACCTTATTTTTGTCAATAAGTTCAAAGCTGAAACCTTGCTTATCTGCTGTGAATATATGTGTCAAACAATCTTTTGCACTCTTAGAACCCGAAATAGCGTTGTACTGGTAGTCATCTTGCATCGTGAAATAAATATGCGTTGCTGTGACTTCTGAATAAACTATTTTCCCAACTGCTCCCCGTTTTAGCTGCTTAACAACAAATTCTTGGTCATCGAGATAAACGCTGCTTTCGTGATTAAGCAAGTCGAAAACATCTTGATTATTTCTTGTTTTCTCTACATAAAAATCTAGTTGCCACTGCTGATTTTCGACCCACGTTTCTGAAAAAGAAGTAGGGTCAAAGCCTGTTAAAATCTCTTTGTATTGCTTTTCGTAGTCACTTACAAATATATCCATTTTCTCACCCACTCTTATTTATATAAAAACGGAAAATCCCACGTTGTTTCGATATTGCTTACATTCTCGATTTCGATTTCATTTTCACCAGATAATAACGAAATAAGACCGAGATTTGTTTTCCGGCCGCAACGCACTCCGTTTTTCAAGATGTTACTGCCGTCCAGTTCAATCGTGTCATAAGCGTAGATTTTCTCATTGAATACGAATTTTTCACCTGTGCTTTTATTGTTAATTGTCAATAAGCCATCGCTTCGGCAGTTCTTAATAGTTATTCTCAAATCGTGCATCCTTGGGTCAATATCGAAGCTTCCAGCGTTGTAAATACTAAATCTGTTTGATGTGTGCTTATACTTATAATTTTGCGATACAATACCTTGCCCCGCTTGCCAAATGCCTTCGCTAAACGCAAAAGGTGAAAGGCTAGTGCCTAGCGATTCGCTAAATCCTTTAAAGACTTCAAATGTTAGCGTAAACTGCGCATGCCCAGCCGCTTTTCTTTCTACATCAAAAGCGCCCGGATGAACGCAATATTTTTTCCCGGGCGTTTTCGTATGAAAAATGTAGTATTCTTTTCTGATAAAAATATCCTCGAATAATTCATCAAGTCGAACGTGATAGTCGATATTGCCGTTTGTTTTGAATCTGCAAGTAAATTCAATATCGAAGCTATCGAAATTACTATCACTCGAACGATTGCCGTCGCTAAACTCATAGCTAGTATAATTATTGATAATTTGAGGACTAGCGCGACTTACTTCACTTATTTCAAAGTTATGTTTTTCGTTTAACTTGATAATTTTATTCGCTTGCATTAAATATAAATCTGTTTTTTTGTTCAAAGTAAGCCACCTCCGTATAGTCCTAAGTCTGTCATGCTGCCAATTCGATTATTAGAGTTGTTAGCTAATACTTCGCCATCTAAATTTAGAATGACTGGTTTAGCCCCGGACTCTTTAATTGCCTTGATTAAATCTGCATTGCTTGACTCTTTTGTTTTATTATCAATAATCGTCTTAACTGTGATAGTTCTGTTTAGATCAACGCTTTTTAGGCCCAGGGCTTTTTCAGCTGAAATTTTCGGCAAAGTTATAGCCGGAACGGTCATATTTGAAGCGGCATTTACTACTTTATCAACCATTTTATTAGTCGATTGCACCGCACCTTTAGCACCAGCTAAAACACCATTTCCAAGACCACCAGTAAAGAATTTCCCAAGCTCGATGGCCACGCGTGAAGGCGAATGAATTCTAAGCGCCTTTTTCACTGAATTAGTGATTGTATTAGCGATGCTCTTAGCTGTGTTTTCTAGTTGTTTCTTCTGACTGTTAAGTCCGTTTATTAGACCTTTCGCCGCGTTAATACCAGCGCTATACATCGCATTAGCCGCTGTGTTACCCATTGACTTAGACGCTGAATTGATTTGATTCTGCGTGCTATTAATCGCTTTGATAGTCTTAGCATCAGATTTAGCAAGAGCTTGCGCATACGATGAACCATTTTCTACTCCCGATTCTAAGATGTCGCTTATAATGTCTTTACTAACGCCTTTTTTGCGCAATTTTTCCACATTTGCTTGAAAAGCTTTGATTTCTTTTAAGCGTTTCTGCATTTCCGCTTGTATTGACTGCGGGTTTTCTGCGTCTACGTTGCTAATTGATCCATAGCTTTGCATTTTTTCAGTGATTGAAGCAGCATACTCTTTACTTTGTTTCGTCAAGTCAGCCATCTTTGTGTTAGCGGCTTTTAATTGAGCGACTACTTTATCACGTTTTTTAGCTGTTGCCGCTAGCTTGTTTGTTTGTTGCCCGATATAGCCTTCTATGCTATTCAGTGCTTTAGCTTGTTTAAGTTGCCCGGCACTCTTATTCTTAGAATGTAATCCCGCGTCAATCGCTGAGGATATTTTGTCTTTCAACGTACTAGACAGCTTCTTAATTTGTGATTCAGTTCCTAAAGCGCTAGCTACTAGATTATTTGCCGCTTTCGTCACTGCTTTATTTTTGTCTGCTATACCTAATGAATAACCAGTTCCGAAGTCTCCACCTAGTTTTTTCGACTCTTTCGAAGGTGAATGCGAGTCTTGTTTTTTCTGAACTGCTGCTAGTGCTTTATTTGCTAATGCAGATGCAGCACCAGCAACCATCACGCCGCCGCTAGCTATACCTTGCGCGTATCCGGATGCGAAGTCAGAACCAACTCCGCTAGAATCAACAGAGGCCGCGCCACTTTTAGCAGAGTTACCTATACCAGACCCTGCTGAAAAAGCATTTCCTTTTCCGTCTAATATCCCGCCATTAAAGCCAGATGCGTTATTTGCTCCTGTCATTTTGAATAAATTCGGGTCAAAAGCGCCATTTTTTGCATTGTTTTTGAGTTCGGCGCCAGCGCTTTTATTTGCTTCGGCTGTACTCTTCAAGCCGTCAGCGTTTGCATTTCCGCCTTGTTTTCCGATATTGTTCATCTCGCCCGGAAGAGGAGATGCTCCTAATTTCACTCCATCAAGTAAAAATTTGCCAGCTCCTTGAAAATCCCCTGATTTAATCGCAGCGATAAATTGGTCCTTGCCACTTTGCCCGTTTTGGAACATGCCGTTTGGCAAAGTTGAAAGAGTATTCATAACATCATTGTTAATATTTAATGCAGCTGTTGTATAATCTCCGCTTTGAAGTGCTGTAACAAACGCTTGAACACCTTCCCCACCGCGTTGGCTCATAATAGCCCCTAATCCTGCTAGTGTGTTGTCAATAGAACCGCTCACTTTTACAAAGTCTTGCCAAACTGCGCTTAGTTGTTCATCGCTAATGTTTCCCATTTCTGACAAGCCTTTTGCAAAAGTTTCTGCATTTAAAGTCCCGCCATTCGCGATAATAGTATTCATTTCACTAGCCCATTTTTGTAAGTTTTCAGCTAATGTTTTGTTCTTCTTCGTTTGCTCGTCGATTTGAATTTGATAGTTTGCTTTTTCAGTTTCAGTTGTAGCGTCGCTTTTTTTCTTTTTCAAATCAGCTAGTTCTTTTTCGCCTGTTTCGACCGCTTTTTTTCTATCTGCATATAAGCTTTTTTGCACTTCTATACTTGTAGATCGTTCTTTTTCATTTAACGTCTTGCCATTTGATAATTTTAGCAAGTTTCCTTCTACATAAAGTTGATTTTGTTTTGCTAACTCTGCTTGAATATCCGCAGTTTGTTGTTGTAAAAATTTCTTTTGTTGTGCAGTTAATTCTGTACCGTCGACCCATTTATTCCCTTTTAGTAATTTCGCATAATCTTCTTGAAGGGTTAAAAGGGTGCCATTGTTTTTGTCAATCTCTGCTACTAACGTCGCGTTTGCATCTGCTATAGCTTTTTTACGCTTATCTCCTTCAAGGTCCTGAGCTTTTTCCATAGCGGCACTATATTTATCTTGCGACTTTTTAGAGGATTCTTGATATTGTCCGTAAAGGTCTTTGGCTGCATTTAAGAATGACTTAGTTTTCTCGCTAAGTTTGTTTCCGTATTGGTCCACTCCGCCGCTCAGCATCGTATCTATTGCTTGATTTGACTTCGAAACAGTTGTTTCAGTTTGTTTGGCAGTTGTTTCTACCAGTTTTAATGTTTCTTTTATCTTCTTGCCAGATGTTTCGGTTTTCTTCGCTGTTTTTTCGGCTTCTCCACCCATTTGTTTGAAGGCTTCAACAGTACCAGTTAATGCATAATTATCTTTATTAAAAGCATCTTTAATAGCTGAGCCAGCATCGACAAAGGCATCTTTGGATTGCTCTAAGCTTTTCTTAGCACCTTTTAAATCTCCACTAAGTGCTTGAAATGCCGATTTTATCGCATAATACAGCCCCTGTAGCGCTTTAATAGCTACTAACACAATTCGCGCTAATACTTGAATAATATCAACTACAGCAGCTAGAACTAGACCAAGAGACGCCCAAATAGCAACACCAACATATTTAAGTACATCTTTAAATCCACTACCCACTGGTTTTAATGCGGCAACTATCTGTTTGAACACGTCTACTATTTTACCGAAAGAATTTTTCACGCCATCCCACATAGTTGATAAAAAGCCTTTAATATTCGCAGTGTTTTCTTTGAATGATACATACATGCCGTATGCAACAGCTATAACTGCACCAATGACTGCAATTATTACTCCGAACGCGGCGGCAGCTGAACCTAGCGCGACTTTAAGCGCCAAGAAAGACCCTTTCACGGTATTAACAATCCCACCAAGCAACGTACCGCTACTTGCTAAACCTCTGAATGCCATTACCAAACCAGCAACTTTAGAATATACGCTACTAAGGATATTAAATGCTACAAATCCAGCGGCAACTTTTGCCAACAATGGCGCCCATTCGATTAAAACAGGTATAAACTCTTTAATTTTTTGGATTAAATCAGAAAGTTTTTTCTGGAATTCAGGACTTGCTGTTACTGCCGCAAACTGTTTAAATGCGTTTTTAGCAACATCTAGCGCTTGAATAATCGGACCTTTTAAGTTTTCGGCGATATTAGCAAGGCTCTTAACGGCTGCGGTTTTCATGTTTGCAAATGAACCGCTGATAGTGTTACCTGCTGTTTTTGCTAGACCTGCCATTTTAGCCGTGTTGCCAGCCATTCCACTCGTTCCTTCTTCGATGCCTTTTGTCAACATTGCGATAGCTTTTGTTGATTCTAAAGATCCCTCAGAAACATATTTCTTCATTTCTCCAACGCTTTTACCTGTCGAATTGGCTAAAATTTGCCACGCCGGAACACCCGCGTCAACTAGCCTATTGATATCATCTGCATAAGCAACACCAGATGCTTGCAACGCTGAGATAGCATCCGTCATCTGGTCAATTGATTCTGAACCATTTCCGACGCCATACGCCGCATCAGCAATAGCTGTGAAAACAGGTTTTACATTCGCCGCTTTCATACCCGCCGCAACCATTTTTTTAGCACCTAATGCGACAGCATCGAGCGCAATTGGTGTCCCGTCGATAGCGGCGGTTAAATCCGTCATAACTAACTGTGCATCTTTTGCGGAACCAGTTAAAACAGTTAACGATTTAGTCGCAGTATCAATCGTATCAACACGCCCAATAGCGCTGCCTACGACGTTTTTAGTAGCCGCAATAAGTCCTAATGCCGCTGCTAATTTAAGAACACTAAAACGAGCTTGTTCGGCGGGCTTTTCAACCGAATTTTTTAACGCTTCACGCATTCCAGCGCCTGCACCTTTTGCCGCCGCTTTAGCTGCGTTAAATCCGCTTACTAATCCACTTTTAATTAACGAGCCAGTGCTTTTCGCAATGTTTCCTAGGCCTTTTAATGCAGAAATGCCAGCTTGGCCAGCCGCTTTCGCTCCGGATTTCACAGCGCTAAATCCTGTTTTTAATGCTGATTTCACTGTTGTTCCTGTCGTTTTCGCCGCGCTTGCTACAGCGCTAAAAGCCGTTTTCATTGCGCTACTTACTGCTAACGCTGCTGATTTTGTAGCACTAGGAATAGCTTTCACAGCGCTAATAGTTCCTTTTACGCTCATATAAGCAGCAACTACCACCGCTTTGTAAGCTACTACGAAACTGTTTTTCACTGCTGTAGCCGCTGTTTTAGCAGCTCCTGGAATACTTTTAATAACTTTTACAGTAGTTTGAGCAAAAGAAATAGCAGCCGATTTAGCTGCTTGCAAACTACTTACTAATGCGGATTTAATACTGATTCCAGCACTTTTAATTGCGCTAGGGATGGATTTAATGACATTAATTGATACTTTAACAGCTGACACAATACTACTTTGCACTGTCTTAGCAATTGAAAAGAAGCCGTTTTTGATATTAACCGCTGTGTTTTTGATACTTGTTCCAAGTTCCTTTATCGCTGTAATAGATGCTTTAGCGGCGTTTACGAACCCAGTTTTTACTGTTGATGCCAGTTTAGATAGTGCGGCTTGTACATTTGAAGGCAATTCACGCATAAAGTTTAAACTAGCTTTTAAAGCATTTGAGCCAGCACTTCCCATGCTTTTAAACGCATTTACAAACGTATCTTTTAATCGTTTCGATTGACTAGCAATATCAGATACTGCTTCTCTGTATGCTTTATCTAATGCCGCCCCTGCGTTTGTGCCTGCTTTCGCTAAATCTTTTTCAAACGCATCAAGTTGTTTATCTGCTTTTTTATCGTCTAAACTAATCTCAATTACTACTGATCCATCGCTCATGTTCTCACCTCTAATCTAGTCTTGTAATTTATAATGATTTTTCAATTTTATAAGTGCTTCTCGTTCTTTTTCGGAACCTTTTCCAGTTGGCAATTCTGTTTGTCGAATATTCATAATAGACTTAATTGCTGTATCGTCTCGCAAACTATCGAATAATGCGCGAAATTTATACCAGTGAAGCTTTCCTCGTACGTCTATTAAATCAATATTGTAATCTTGTAAAAACGAAGCATAAATATAATCACTATCTTGTGTTAATGAATAATAAGCTTGCTCTTCCTCGCCTTCACTCGTTGCTACTGGCATCTTATTACCATCAATATCATATTGAATCCCTTTAGCATCGTCTTTTACAATATAGTTTTCGAAAATGTCTAGTAGGACTAAACTTTTTTCTTGTATGCTTTGATACGGATTATCTTCATCAAGTTGCGACCAAGGAGTTTCGTTCTCGAATAAAACTTCAATGGCTAAATTCACTCTAAAGTAATCCTCAAGCCGCGTATCTCCATTTAATTCCAGTACACGAAGAACATTATCAAAAGTTAAATCAAGTTGATAATCCACGTTTTGATAAACGTAAATATCGTTTATTCCATCAGCAAGCGAAAGCATTTAATCACTTCGCTTTTTTAGTCATTTTTGCTTTATATTTCTTTTGAATTTCATTTTGTTGTTTTTCTACTGAACCGACAATGATTTCTGCAACTTGATTGTAGACTTGGTACATTTTTAAAATATCTTTGCATTGCGCATAACATTTATCGAATGCTTTTTCGTCATCCAATAAAATTGCGTATGCTTCAGTTAAAGCCTCTTTTACATCTTCTTCTAATGTAAAATATTCTTCTGAACTCATTTCGTCTGTATTATCAATGTTGTATTTATTTAGCTTTTCCAGTTTCTTCTTGTACTTCTCATCTGCTTCAATCCATTTGCGGCGCATTTCATCACCTAAACCGACTCTAAACAGTTCCGTGCCCAGCTGAAACTCTTGATACGATTCTTCTAATTGAATATTGATTACATTATTTTGTGTCATGTATGATTTCCTCCAATTTAAAAGCCCCTACATTGAGTAAGGGCTTCATTTATTAGTCTGCTGCTTCTACTGTTACTTGCACTACTTTGTTGATAGAAGGGCTTTCTTTAGATGCGACAGTTATGTTTGCTGTTCCTTCTGCTACGCCTTCACCTGTACCCACACTATTGATTTTTGCCTTCGGTGGATTAGATGAAGTGTAAGTTACTTCTTGACTAGCTCCTGCTGGCAATACAGAAGCATTAATAGTAAATGTTTCTCCTACTTTGACTGTAATTGTATCGTGGTCCACTGTAACGCTGGACGGGCTTGTTTCAGGGTTTTGTAACTTTTGGTGTTTCGTCATAAGCGATACGGCAAGCGAACGCTGGGAACTCCGTAGCATCTCCACCACCAGCGGAACCTTTAATTTCCGAAACAGTCGCTTTACCGATAGCTGTTTCGGTATCTGGAATTTCGATTTTAAACATAATCCCGCGATTCTCAGGCGTTCTACGTTTAGCGACAATTAAGTTTTGCGCTTCGTCTTCACGATCGTGTGTCCCTTCAAACGTGTAAGCTTCTGAGTAACCTAGCACAACTGTTTTTTCGTTGCCATCACCGTCGTAGTCGCCTTGTTCTTCCGTGTTGTCCGACCCATCATCAGACACGTTTGTAATCCATTTGGACAGGCGTTTCCACACTGGCTCGCCCGCACCATCTACAATTTCAGCAACAAAGTATTTCGTTTTCGCATTTTTAATTCTAGCCATTTTTATTTTTCCTCGCTTTCAATATATAATTTGATTTTGAAACTAGCGCTATAAATGAATGTTCCATCATCGCTCGCCGAAACGAGGTTCGGCACACTAGTTGTTTCTTTGTCTTCTAGCACAAAGCTGTTATTTAAGCTCTGAATACTCTCTATTTCTGTATTATCAAAATAAGCAGTAATAGCATTCAACACATTTAAAACTTTCATTTCTTGCTTGCTAGAGCCGTTTAGATTAAAAGAAAAAGACCGCTCGTAAGAGCCGTCTTGATAACCTTGTTTATCGTTATTTGGAGTCAGTAGCAAAGCGATTGACTCGGGTTTTAATATCGCTGTTCTTAATTTCATATCTTTTAAATCGACGTTGTTTTCGATAGCATCCATAACACTATCTAAAAAATCTAATGACATTATAATCCCTCCTCAACCGCTTTTTGTGCTACTTCTATCCAACTTTCTAGCTTATCTACTTTTGCACGTTGGTCCCATTTAGGACCAGCTAACGGATGATGTGTGAGTGTGAAATTGAAGTTTATTCCGTTGTAGAGTCTCCGCGCATAAATAGATGTCCACATAATTTCTTTGTCGTTCATAATAACGTATTGATTTGATAAATCACCCTCCAAAAAGGGGACATACAAAGAAATATCGGCAGCGGCTTGATTAATTAAAGCGAATTGTGCGCCTTCCTTGGCTTTTTTTACATTCTTTTTAGCTTTCGAAAGGTCGATACTAACTTTAATCGGCATTAAACCACCTCGATTTCCCAATGATGCACATTTTCAGAGGTTGCATAACAAGGTATAACTTTGACAATCTTATAAGCTTTTCCAGAAAAATATATTTTAGATCTACTTATAAAATCGTTTGGCACGTTCATGCTGTTCACTGCATCAATAAAAATAACCGCGTCATATCTATCACTATCAGATAATCCCGCGATTTGATTTGATTTTGAGAAATCGACACGAACATGTTCAATCTCAATGCCTTTTTCATAAACGATTTGATTGTGTCTATCTTCTTCTTTATACGCTTCGTAGCTAATGTTATGAATAAGCCAGTCAAGAGGCAATTGAGGGACGTTGGTCGGCGGTTTTACTACTTTCATTAGCGAACACCCATCCCACTATAAAGAAGTCCAGTAGGCGCTAAATACTCTCTTACTTTACTACCTAACATCCCCTTGTTAACAGAAGTCGCAGTAGAAGCAAAATTACTATCACTTATAGACGCTCTACCTATTGACACGTTATCTGGTTTAGAAACAGCTAGCTCACTCGTCCCGCCAGCTTCTTTGTAATATTCAATTTGATTACAAGTAGCCAGTTGTATTTGACGTTGAATAAATTCGCTAAACGCTTCTATCCCTCTTTGTCGCACACGATATTTTGTTTCGGTGTCAATCTCTCGCTCTGCGGATTTTAACAGTTTAGCAAATTCATCCTGTTCCAAATGCTCTCCAGCGTATTCGTTAGTATAAAATTCTAGTGTCGTGTAAGGCATACTATTTGCCCCCTTTTATCATGCACCGCCAGCTGGTAATTCTTCAACTAAATGCTGAATACCAACGATACCGATTTGTTTGTCTTCGTAAACTTTTTCCCAATTTCCAGCTTTTGCTAGGTCCGCATTTGTTGGAGTGATTTCGTTAGCATCACGAACTGCATTTTTAAATTTAACTCCATATGGGTGCATTGTGAAAGCACGTCGAGTAAACACTTGGTCATTACCTTTAGAGGCATCCCGAGCTGTTTCAAATGTTGTTAACTTAGCTGGGTTCCCTGTGTTTCTTCCGATGGAACCTGTTGCAAATAAATATGAAGTGTATACTTTTGCTGCTCCTGTTCCTGTGGAAGGCACTCCGTCGTCTACAACTACACGATATCCTAAATAAGTTGGGATATTGACTTCCCCACGAGCATTTGGAATAAATGCAATTAAGTTTTGTTTTTGCAAGGCTGTATAAACCGCTGAATGCATAACCATTAAGCTTAAACGATCCGAAGAATCTCCAAGAAGCTGTTTTGCATCTAATACTAAATTCCCCGAAATTGCAGATGTTGGTTTTGATAGCAAGTGGGAACTTGCCAATGCACCGTTTTTAGCAAACAGTCCATTTAACACGGAAATTAGTACAGTTTGCTCACGACGCATCCACCAAGAAGCGATTTTCCCCATTAAAGCGTCTAAAGGGTCGTCTCCCGAAATAACCGCCGCAAGTTCGTTGACTGACCATCCGCGCCCACGATACATTACCGCAGCAATGTCAGCGCTAGCAGTAATTTTACCTGTTTCTAGCCCTTTTTCACCGTCACCTAAAGTTTCGTCTTCGCCGTCTAAATCGTTCCAAAACGGCATATTAACAAGTAACCCGCCCGCTGTAATATTTTGCGCAACGCTTGGATCAGCCACTGCAATTCCCGATTGGATAATTGCTGATTTTTCAGATGTGAAGTTATCCATGTACGCATTAAAAACCTCTGGTGTTACTACGTCTAATAATTTTGTGATTTCATTTCCCATTATTCACTCTCTCCTTTTTCCGTTAAAAATTTTGTTAAATTAAATGAATCTGATTTTAAATTTTCCTTCAACGAACCGCTGAAACCAGCCGGAGCTGTTGGATTGCCACTGAATCCAAATTTCGGAACCGCCTCGCTTTCTTGAGCAAACAAATAAGCATCGCTTTCTTGCAATGCTCCTAGCTGTTCGTCAAGGCCTTTCAGTCCTTCATCTGTCAGTTCTAGTTTGTCGTTATCCAGTAAAGCTTTTACAGCCTTCGGATTTCTTGCTTTCGCATTTGCTAAAGCTAAATCAAGTGCTGCACCTTTGCGAGTTTCTACTAATTTAGCTTCCGAATCTTTTTTCAAAGTTTCGTAATTGTCTTGCAGTGTTTCCAATTGAGTTTTTAAAGATTTGCTCGTTCCGGAATCAGTTTTTAAAGCTTCGATATCATCGTCCCGTTGCGCAAGCTGGCTTTTAAGCCCGTCTCTTTCTGCTTCCGCTGATGTTACCTTGTCCTTTTCGTTCTGAATCGACTTACCGTGTTCTGCCATAATAGAGTCGATAGTTTCCTTTTCCAAGCCTAATTCCTTCAAAAAGTCTCTTTCCATTTCTTGTTCCTCCTCCGATATTTTTACGCGGCAACGACCGCGAGAGCCGTCTTTTTACGACTTCCGAACAGGTCGAATGTTAGGCATATACTTTTTCTCTGCTATACTGTCTTGTTAAATTGTGCGTTTTTACAAATGTTCTTAGCTTGCTTTGCTTCGTTCTAACAGCTTGTTTAGCCTTTTTAACTGCTAGTTCATCGCCTAATTCTTCGGCAGCTGATAATTTGCGTTTAGCTGCTCTTATATCACGTTCCATTAACCGTTGTTGCTGACTCAACATATAAACGCGTTTGTTTTCTTCTTCGTCTACTAGCTCGCTCTCGTCCGGCGCAATGTTAATGCCTTCAATAAAAGCAAAACGATGATGACGGCAATTACAGCCGAAAACACCATCGCCGTATCCATATCTGAGTTCCGGCGAATAAATAGACATGTATTTATTGCCATATTTTGAGCGAGTTTCTTCAACAGATAACAAACAGATAACTTTGCCTTGAATGATTGAACATGTTGGTCGAGCGCCTATGTGTTGCGAAATACGCACTAAATCAACGCCGAATTCATTCATTCGCTCGTCTTCAATGCTGTTATAAACGCTGTTGACGGTTGTTCTTGTAACGGTTCGGACGTAAGCTTCAGGTGTCCACCGCTTATTAGCTTTATCTACAAGTGCAGGAACGCCATTTTCAGCGAATTTAGTTACTGTTTCAGCTAATGCTTGTCTATGTGTTTTTAAACCGGCTAAGACGCTCTGTGTCGTTTCGTGTATGATATCTGAGTATATTTGTCTTGCTTGCGATAACATCGTTTGATTGATGCGCTTATAGTTGCTTTGCGCTAACTTAAAATAACTTCTCATTACTTTATCGACTATCGTTTGCCCGTCACCCACAAGCGGCAACACAGCACCTGCTTCGGCTAATTTACTGAAATAGTTATCTACTTGTTTTAAATCGCTATATCCTGCGTCTTTGACAATAGAAAAAAGCTTCTTAGTCGAAACGCCGGAAGCTTTGGAAATTTTATTTATCATTTGCTGATCTAGTGCATGAACTTGATTAAGTTTTTCTATTTGCCAAGCCAACACATTGTCAGCGCTGATGTTTTTCTTTGTTTTCAATCGTCTAACAATAAGAGTGAACAGTTCATTTTCGAGCGTTGTGTATACATCAACGACCGGTTGCACAAATAAGTCAAGTTGTCGTGGAGTTAGTGCCATCTAATCCACTTCCTTTTTAGAAGTCTTTTCCTTCTCTTTGATAGTGAAGCCATTGCCAGCATCCGCTAAAATCTTTCTCGCTTTTTCTTCATCAAATGGAAATGCAGCAACAATCATTTCAAGTGCTGAATTATAAGGAAGCTCTCCTTTAGCCACTGATTGAACTATATTGACTAATGAAGTTATTTGAGCGCCGTTTAGTGACACCTCTTGAATAGTTTCGCCTGCAACAGCACTAGCTTCTAATGTCCCGTCCGCGTTTTCATCTGGTAGCTCAATATCTCCCAACAATCCAGATAAATCATTCCCCGGAATTTCTGCTCGTGCATCTTTTTCTATCTCTTCTTTCCACTCTTCCGCTTCTGCATCGGTAATATTCCAAGCACGCTGTAAAGCAATTTTCAGCGGAATCATACCTTGGTTTTTCGCAGTAGTATAACGATTGATAGTTGTATCTTCGTCTTGCGCTATAGAGTCGTCAAAATCGACTGTAATCGTGTCTAACTCAACTATATCGCCAGAATATGCCTCAATAAATTTCCCGACCTCAAGAATGCTCACAATCATTTCTTTTATGCCTTGCTCGATTAGTTGCGAATGACTGTTTTTAGTTTGATAGGTTTCTGACTTCTCGCTTACAACTTCTGTAGCTGTTTTTAAGCCGTTTTCATCGAAAGTGAATGTGCCAGCAGATAATCCAACTTGCATCGCATAAATGCGTAGCATTGCGTTTATAGACTCGATAAACTCAGTTGAACGAATCTCTACAGATATATCTTTTACTGATTTACCATCTGCATCCTGGTCACCTTGATATAAAAAGAATGCTTCATCAGTTGAATCGAAATACTGTGAAGTCGAGCCATCCAAGTTAACAGCCGTTTTAACGAAGCTCGAAGGCACCAACACTTTCTTTTTGCCTAATTTAAATTCTTGATAGTATGAATCGAACATCAAATCAAGCGTTTTTAATGTGTCTAATGCATTAGCATAAATGGAAATGCCGAGCGGGCTCGTTAGATTCTTGTTATTCGCAATGTTAGGTTTGATATAAGTAAATGTCGGACGTGTAAACTTTGACAATGACGCAACAGGCTCAATATCATCAAACAGTAACGCTAAACTTACTTTTGTACCAAGCTCGTTCGGGTCGTCTGATTGGTATAACTCCGTTGTGACTGTGTATACTTCTACTTTCTCCCCTTTCCATTCGAGCCATTCGAGCAACGTATAATATTTATCGTTTTTATGAAAACTATTAGATATAACACATTCGTCTACATTCTCGCTATCATTTGACAAAGGATACATACAATCGGCTGTCGCGAATGAAACTTTGACGTTCTTTTTTCCGTCGTGATACACTTTTATTATAAAACCGCCCATCGCTTCGCCGTATTCAATATAGCGTTCCATGTTCTTCGTAAAACCGTTTGTTTTCAATACATTAAGCACGAATTCCTCAGCGGCTTTATCATCAATATTGATTTTCACTTTCTCATTAAAAAGAAGCTTAGACATGTATTTAGCCGTAACCTTCGGCAAATTCATAGATAATTGACGTCTGTTAACCGGATTGCCATTGTGTTCGTAATTGAGATTATGCCATTCGGCGTAATGACCTTGATACAGCCGTTTCCACATATCGATATACTTATAATCTTCATCATTAGCATTTACTTTTTTATGGTCTTTTACATCTTTCAGTGCTTTCAATAGTCCCATTCTCCGCATCGCTCCTTTCACGCTTGCGATTATTTGATTAATCAAGGTTTTCACCTCCTAGAATTTAAGACCTAATTTGCGTAAATTATCTTTTACATAGTATTGGAAAGCATCACACGTATGATCGTCTTCTTTGATGACTTCGGGCTTATCTGTGTTAACTGTTTTAACATCCCATTGATATTTTCGATGCTCTTCGATGAATATTTTATTTTCTTGGATATCAAGATAATAAAAACGACCTTGTGCGAGTAAATCTTGCACAAAGTCGACCATATCCACTTTTTTGCCTTTAGCCACGGGATGCAAGCTGACGCCGTAGTCTTTGTAATACTGATTTCTAAGTCCGCCCTCCGCGCTATCTACTGTTTGCATATCGACAGGCGCATTATACTTCGCGACTATTTTAGTCATGAACTCGCGTAACTCTTTTGAATAATCCGAAGGCGCTTTTTTAACAACTTGATTCGCGGGACTGTAATAGTACGTGTCTAATAAGATAACATTTTTCTTCGCTGTAAAACCTAGCGCTAGGCATGTGGTAGCTGAAACTTGATGTCCAGTGTCAATAGCAAAGTCAATCATTATAATTCTATCGTCCGACGGGATAGTTTTAAGTGATTGAAATAAATTCATGTTATAAACGTTTGTGCCTAATCCCACCGCTTCCCCTAGATATAAATAGCGGTAATAGTCATAATCATTTTCTTTTATCCGGTTGATTACATCTAGCATTTGGTCATTAACAAAACCTAACTCGTCATTCAAATAACTTGATTCATGAACTAAATAGGTCGAATTACTTCGTTGCTGGTCTGCCCATTCGTTTATCCATGAGTAAGGGTTGCGAGGGGGATTATATGACCAAAAGAACCGAACAAAAGCAGCTCTTTTCTGTTTTTGCCTCATAAACGTTGTGTTAGTTTGGTCGAATTCTTCCGCATCTTTAAACTCGGCGGCTTCCTCATACCAAACAGCTATAATGTCGTTAATGTCATTAGACTTTAGTTTCTGAAAGTCATCTTGTCCGTAGAAATAAAAAGTTGAACCCGTTTTTTTGTGGGTTATTTTAAAGGGGCTGACAGTAGTATCGAATTTATTTATCAAAAAGAACTTTTTCAAGGCCCATTGGATTTTATTAAATACAGAGTCACGGATTGTATTTCCAACTTTCCGAATGACAACCACATTCGCTTTCTCGCCTCGTGATAGATACGGTATTAACAAAGAAACCAGTAACAAAGCTATAACGGATGATTTAAACGAGTTACGACCACCTTTTAGAACATTAAAAGGCTTTGCCGCTTTCCAAACTTCGGCAAAATGTGGGTTTACTTCTTTACGGATGTCTATTTCTTTTTTAGCCATCGCGTTCACCCCACGGGTCAATGATGGTAATTTGGTCGTTGTCGTCTTCTCCGTTATCTTTCAAGTACTTCATGAGCTCTAACATAGCTTTTTGTTTATCATAGAGCTTCAAAGATACGCCATCTTTGCCTTTTTTCACTTCTTGAATTAGCGAGCCATCCACTTCCGAATTATCCTTTAAAGCAACGAAAGACGCTTTATAAGTAACAGGTTCGCCGGTGATTGGGTCCAATACCGTTTCCATAACACCTTGCTCGTTTAAATCAGACACTGTTACTTCCTCATTACCAAATTCAACAAAATCTGTTATATCGGCGAAAGCTTGCTTTACATATTCTTTCATCAAGTCTTGCACACTAACAAATAACTCTTGTTGCAACTCTGCTTTTAATCTGTTCAACTCTTGCTTAATGTTATCTTTTGCTAGCAGTCTAACGCTATTAGATCTAGCGGAGTTATAATCACACTCATACGCCTGTTGATATGCCTTCGTTGCATTAAAGTGTTGTAAATAAAATAAACAGAACATTTTTTGTTGTTCTGTTAGCGTATCGTTTTCAATTATTAACTTAGTTTCTTTTTTGTGTGCAACCTTTTTCTTAGTTGCACCTTTTTTATCTTCCGGGTTGCTCCACTTCCGAGACTTCCAAGATTTCACTGTATTTATAGACACGTTGTATTTTTCGGCAATATCTTTATACTTCATGCCTTCTTTATAATCTTTATAAGCTAATTCCCAATTAGTCACTACATATCACCACACTCCCTTATTTTATGTAAATAAAAAAGACCCATTCAGGCCTTCTTAATCCATTTTTTCTTTCATTTTAGTAACTATATCTAATGATTCATTAACTAACTTTGTGCGCATTTTATTCGTAATCCGAGTTATCCTTTTATGTTCTGTATTGAGCTCTTTTTCAGTAGGAATATCTCCTTCTGTCAGTTTTGTATGCCATTCTTGATAACAAGCAAAAAGTAAACAGTGTAAATCGTTCATTCTCTTTCCATGCACAACTGAAGTGATAGCTTTTATTTTATTGAAATTAATTATCAAATTTGAATTTATTTGATTCATGCTTGACTTTCTTTCAGTATTCGGAGTACTAGGGTGATTGAGTATCTCTATAGCTAATTTATTGTATTGAAACATATCCGTTGCTATTTCTTGAATTATATCTTGTAATAATTTATTTTCTGTTAACAAATATTCATAATACGCAAAGGTAGCAGTCAACTTTGTTTGTTCTTTTAACGTTCTATCAATTTCTTTTTTATCTTTTTTTGTCTGTTCCCTAAAAAGAAATAACGCTCCTATTATACTAACTATTGCGCCTAAATAACCTCCCAAAAATCCTAACCAAGCTTCGTTAGTTCCAGCGATAAAATTCAAATTAAAACAATTCAGCCCAATTCCAATTAAAAAAGGAACCAATATAATAATTGCGACAAATAATACCCACCATAATATTCCTTTTTTGTTCAACTTTATCCACCCTTTTATTTTTCACTATACCAAATAAAAAAACACTGTCAACATATTGTGTTTTGATGCACAAAGTTTAATTAAATGTTAAAATTCTTATACATTTAACAAAAGGAGGTGAAAATATGAAAACATCTGGGTTTGATGAACTAAGCAAGCAATTAAATCAAATGCAAAAAAAGGCTGAAGAGTTACACGGTGAAAATTCAATTACGTTTGAAGACATGTTTTCAAAAGAGTTTATGACAACGCATACTAAAACAGACGACATCTACAAATTCTTAGAAGATGGTGGATTTGATGCTTCGTCTCAAGAAACTTTCGAACTGATTGATGAGAGTAAGCTTGATATTTATGTTGACAAATCAACAAATTTTTCAACTTGGCAAGAGATGTTAAACTTAGCAGGAAATGAATATGTTGCTAAAGAGCTCGGATTTTAAACTAAGTAAATAAAAAATGAGAAGTGGAGCGCAGACTCAATATATGATTTATTTTTGTAATCATCTTCACTTCTCACTAATAACATTTTATCACCTTTTTTTACTCAAAAAGTGCCAGAAAAGTGCCATTTTCAATTTAACACTTCAATCCCAAGTGTTGTCGCCAGTTCAATAACAGCCTTCCGTTTCTCTCTTTTGTACTGTCTCTCTTCATAAGGAATATCAAGCATAATAGTTCTATCTTGTAAGTTATGAATGAACTTCTCAAACAGTATCTTTCTATGAATGTGCTCAAGTTGATTCATAATAGCATCGTATTTTTTAACCGCTTCTTGTGCTGCATGAACGTTATCGACATTATGAATTGCAGCATCTTCTACTTTCGAATGAAACTCATTGCCAAAATTTGGTGGCGTAATCTTGTACATAGTCGTCATAGTTGGAAATTTACGATCACCAGCCATCACTCGCAGCGTTAAATAGTCTTTAAAGAACTTTCTTACTGCTCTGACTGTCTGAATGTAGTTTATATCTTCAATTTGTGGTAGATTGAATAATTGTCCCATAAAGTCGCCCCCTTATAATTATTAAAACATATTACTCCAAGCCCAAAATATCCCTTTAACCGCTAATCCTAGTACAAAAATCAGCGCTAGGATCCATAAAGCGTAAATAGTCAAAGCTCCTCTTTTTCAATCATTCCATATCTCCTTATTCCGTTGATATTCATCCATATCAAACAGCTTATAGTATTCTTTTTTGTTTCTTTGTGTGTAATTAAAGACTATCGACTTCGACACTTTGAAATGCTCTGCAATTGCGTAACACGTTAGTCCTGCATTACGTAAATCAGCGAATTCATGAATTGTAATTTCCGCCCATTTTTTCTTTTTCACGATGCGATCAAACGTTTTTGTCCAATAAGTTTTTTGCTTTTCTATTGTATTCTCGTTCATTAGTTGATTGAGTTCTTTTTGCAACTTTAGTAATTCGTCTAGTTCTACATCGTTATTTGCTATATAACTAATAATTTCCCGCTGCCTCGCTTTACTCTTCGTTATCTCCATTACTGTCATTTGTCACACCTCCACGAAATTTCGACCTTTCAGTTTCAAACACTTAATTGATTGCATATAACGCAGTTCGAAAAGTTTTTGTTTGATTCGAAACTCTTTTGTTAACATTCCTTTGATGTCGATTAATTCCTCATGTCCATCACTGTAACGAACGAGAAAATCAGCTTTATATTTAATCGCTCGATATAGCTTCCCGTTTTTCCGAAAGCTTTCTTGGAGCACAAACTCTGGCTGTAAATCGAAACTCACTACTTCCCCGCTCATTTTTAATAGTTTCAATTGCTGATAATAAGCTGCCTCTGCTTTGCTATCGAACTTTATATTGTCAATAACTACTTTCTTCGCATTATATTTACTTCGCGTACTCGTTCGTCTCGTTAATGACGTACGCCGTATACTTCGCCTCAATTTCTTCGTCCCCCATTTTTTCAATTTCGCTAATTTGGTAGTTTGTAACTTCTGCAATCGCATTAGCCATGAATCTGATGCTCGCTAATCTTTTACTCAGATTATTAATATTTTCTAGCGCTGTGTCTGCTGTCATTTTTATTCACCCTTTCCCTCAAAATGGCAAATCATCTTCATTGATATCAATCGCCTTGCCCTCATTTGCAAATGAATCGCTCTTCTGGCTCGTATCCGCTCGATATGAGCTTGTTTGGTTGTTATTTGAATAATTAGCTTGGTTTTGGTAATTATTTGATGTAGCGCCTTCTGCGTTGTTATTTTTAGGCTCTAAGAATTGAACTGATTCAGCAACTACTTCTGTAACAAAAACGCGTTTACCGTCGTTGTCCTCATAATTTCGAGTCTGTATTCGTCCATCAACGCCCGCCATGCTTCCTTTTTTCAAGAAATTAGCTGCGTTTTCGGCTGGTTTACGCCAAACAACACATTGAATAAAGTCGGCTTCTCGTTCTCCATTCTGATTAGTGAAAGCGCGGTTTACAGCTAATGTAAAAGTCGTTACTGCTACGCCTGCTGGAGTGTAACGTAATTCAGGGTCTTTTGTTAATCGTCCTACAAGTACTACACGATTCATCATTATTTGCTTTCCCCCTCAATATCTTTAATTTCCGGTCGCTCTCCGTGAGTTTCAAACATGTATCTTTTCAGTTTTTCAACAGCTTTTCTAAATCCATCTAACCCGTTCTTTCCGATTTTTTTCTGAACTAAAGGAATCACATTATCTTTATAATATTCGATTGCTTTATCTCGAGTGTCTAAAACAAAAACGTCTATAAAATCGGCTGGGAAATTTATTAATACTCCGCCGCTATCTACTTCACTAACTTGTATAAAAATATTGTTTTCTGCATGGAACGGATAAATTGCAAAGTCTATTCCGTCAATCGTCACTTGCATTCCAGTCTGTTCAACCCACCCAGCTTCCGTCGCAATCTGGAACACTTTATCTTTTTCAGATATTTTTATTGTGCTAGTCATTCGCTTACCTCTTTCTGCACATAATAGCCGTATTGCATAGATATTAGTGTTTCTAGTGGTTTTCCTATTACATTGTTCATAAATCTATAAAAAGCGTCGCTCTCTTGTGCATGTATATTGAAATCATAAATGTATTTTCCTATGCGGTATTCTAGCGCCTCTTTATTCCGCTCAAACCAATTCGCCACAGCCTCTGAAACCACTGGCGCTTTAATCACAGTAAATCCTTTATGATCTTTGACGCCTTCCACATATTCTTGTGTTATATTTTTCATTTTTCTTCCTCCGTTGATGGAATTGTAATTTCTAATTTACTAGCAATATCAACTAGCAATTCTCTGATAGCATTTAATTCACTTGCTAATTCTTCAAAACTGTTTATCTCAGACGTTTTAATTTGATAGTCAACAAATGCCTGTAAAGCTTTGTCTATAGTTGGATAGTAACCAACATCTTTGAAAATTTCTGTTCCGTTTTTATCTACGCCATTTTGCTTGGATAAGATGTATTGAAACTGGCTATTTCTTATTACATAATCGTCATTGATTTTTAATTTCATCTCATTTCCTCCTATACAATCCCTAAGACGACAAATCCGTCTTTTTGTTCATAATCTGTCATGTAAACTACTTCAACAGCGATCTGAAAGCCTGAAAATTCATTGTTCCATTCGCGTAAAATCAAAATATCTCCTACCTGGAAATCGCGGTCATTCTTTCTAATTTCGAAGGTTTTACGTCCTTCCGTCACAGCTGAAAAAAATTCGGGCGTTATTTTTAATTCGTGTGTTTTAGTCATCTTCTTCCTCCCACTCGTCCCAGTTATACGCTATTTTCTCCATAAACACGTCTGCTTGCTGATACCCAACTTCTTCTAGCCATTCTTTTGTTTCCTCAAAAGTCGAACATGCTGAACCAAGTTGTTCAATAGCCAAATTGAAATCTACTTCATAAACGGCTAGCCATTGGTCCAACGTTACAAGGTTTATATCTAATGATCTTTGAGTGATTAATAAATCTTCTAACTCTTCTTTCGTCATATTGTCATGCGTTGGAGCTTCTACTACAGTTGATATTCGACAATATAAGTTATTTGGTTGTTTTGCTATTAGTCCTGGCATTATCCCAAACTCCTTCCGCACATTGGGCAATATTTTATATGGATTTCTGTGTAAAATCTGGGATAACCTTCCTCTTCTTCAACTGCTAAACAATGCACAGAATCACCTAAAAAGTTAATACAACTTTCCAGTTTAACATGTGCATAATCGCCTACGCACTCAAGTTCTAGCGTTGTGTTATCACTAGTGCAAAATTTACACATTATTTTTCATCTCCCAACGCTCTGCCACACCAAGGACAATATTTGATTTCAATCCATATGAAGTCTTCCGAAATATCTAAGTCAATGGTAATACTTAAATCATTGTCATTGTCTATTTCTATCTCGTGACCACCGCTAGTTTCAATATGGGTACGCACTGTCCGCTGATCATTACAATACTCACACATTATTCCGCCACCTCCGATAAACTTTTTAGAAAAGCCACGTATTCCGCAATTTCTTTATCGTTCTTTTCGTCCCATTCCTCATCTGTATATACATGCCCGCAGTATTCACATACGAGCGTTCTGTTTTCGCCGTTAACGCATTCTCCGTCACACTCGAAACACTGCGGACAATAATCATCATCTACCATTATTTTGCCTCCAATAGTTCCGGATTTACTTCCAAAATAGTTGATTCGTGTACAGGCGGATACATCAAGTCGCCGTCCACGATCAAATCATATTTAGCTTCTCCACACTCGCACGTACCGCAAAAAATGATATGTCGTGTGTGCTTCTCTAATGCTTCTCTTAACGTCATTTACTGTCCCTCCAATATTTCCGGATTTTCGTGTATGTTGCCTATAACTATCAATGAAGATTTACCTGTCACCGTGTCAGAAACATCAGCAAAATCATAGTTATCTTTAGGCGCTACACCTTTTATATAGAATGTGTATCTGTCTTTATTCACAATTCCAATATAGCTATATTCTCCATTTATGTTTCTTACAATATCCCCTTCAAAAATCTTCTTGCCGTTTTTGTCTTTTAAGCCTGTGTATTGCATCAGCACGACATCATCAAAGCTGTACCAGTCGACGCACAGCGTGCAATTTGCGTCTCCGCAACCACTTACACCTACAGACTCTGTTTCGTTAAAACACAAATCTGTGACTGGAAGCATTTTCTTAGTTTCTTTTACAAACGCTCTATATTCAATGTCTCTCATGATTCGCCCTCCACTTCCTCAACAAGAACAGCAAACCGCCAATAAATATCACCTTCAGGCATGCCTTTAATTTCTGCTTCTGTTAATTTGGTTGTCCATTTCTTATTTTTATTGATAATTAATCCAGTAAAAGTTGTTTCATCAGATTGTTTATTTAACAAAACATACATATTAATCACTTCTAATTCGGCTGCGTCATCGTTCCATGTTGAAAGCGGCAATCTTACATAATAAAGCGGTTCTTCCTCGACTTCGTAGCCGTCAAACCAAGCGCGGGCGAGTAGTTCTTGATTATCAGCTGATGAAATTAACCATTCGTACATTTCAGCAGACATATCAGAATCTTCATAGTCTAACAAACAAGCTAAATCGTATTCTCTTTGTTTACAGTGTTTTATCCAGTCATCGGCAAATTGCGGCACTTTTAAAACTCGAGCAGGCGCTATCAAGCCCTTTTGAGTAATCAAAATTGTTTCCCCTTTTTCGCCATGTTCAATTTTATAGGATATACCATGATTATTTTCTCTTATTTCAGTTACAACACCTTGTGTCAATTTACCTAGCCAAACGAACTCTACTTTATCGCCTTCTCTAAATTTCATGATCTCTCCTCCGCTTCCTCCAAGTAATCCTCAAGTCTGTATTCTTTAGCTTCCGAATCGTCCATCCAGCCGTCATCGCCATTTAGTCGATAATAAAATACTACCGGTTGCTCTTCATAACAATTTCCACAGAATAAATCTTCACGTACTTTTAATAAATATGAGCCTTCTTCAATTTCTTGTTTGCACATTGTACAGATAACAGATTCTTGTTTTGTCGCGCTTTCGTCTAAAACCAATTCCTCTCTACTGCAAAACACCACATCATTAAATCCAAAATCTACCGCGTAATCCATTTCTTGTGGTCTAAAATCGTTAATGCTAACTATCTTTCCAGATACGTTTTTATCTTTAATCCATGTAACTTTATCGCCTACTTTGAAATTCATGCTTGTTCCTCCTTCTTCACGCTTTGCCAAGGTTTAGACCATAAATCACAGATTCAAAACCATCATTTTCATGTATAATAAAATCATTTCCATCTGGTATTTCTACTACTTTTAACGTAGAAGTAATTGTATTTGAGGCGCCACCAAAAATTTCAACAGTTTTTATCAAGTCTGGATCAGCTCTATTTGTCCCATCGAAGTCTAAGTCAATGTGCTCAAGAAAATCCCAGTTTTCTTCTAAGCTTAGTTCCATTTTTGGTAACACGTTTTTAAGATACCAAATACGTTCAAACGCATTAGAAGTTTTATGGCTTTTATATATTTTCTTAAAGTGAAAAATACGGTCTTTTTCCTCTACTAAATACGCGTGAACATCAATTCCTTTTAGTTCGCAAAGATATAAATATGCTACATGTGATAATGCAAATCCACCAAAACACTTATTTAAAACAATCTTCATTTTCGTCCTCCTTACTCATAATTTTTAATCTCTTCTAGCTTTTCAATCAGTTGTTCATTCGTTAATTCAAGCAAAATATCTTTTATAGAGCTTTTTCCGTCATCAAACTTTACAAGTATGAGAGATACAAAGTTAGAATCTAGATTTTCTATCACTCTCGCTTGATAGCCATTTTCAAACTATAAGCAGTTAGCTTTATACCGTTGTCACCTAATCGTATTCTTTCTGTGATGTATTCTTTATACTCATTTGCGATTGTTTTCATGCCTTCGCCTCATTCCTAGCCGCTAACTGTGCTTTAATTTCAGCGACTTTCTTTTCTAAGTCTTCGCTTGATTCTGTTGTTGAAGTTTCTTGTTTTGTTTGTTTCTGCTCTTTGTCAAACCAATCTGGCAATATTTCTTGTTTCGTTTGTTGGTTGTATTTGTTGAAAGTCGGCTTGTTATATTTCTGCTCTAGCTCTATCTGCCGTTGTTTTTCCGCTGCATCAACATCAGCTATTGTTTTAAATCCTCTGCTTTCCCAGTTCTTGAGAATTTTATTAACATAGGCGTAATTTCGTTTATTAGCTCCTTGCTCTGATGTAACTTCTAAAGCCTTCATGACAATTTCTCGATTACCTGCAAAATCATCTACCCAAGCAAGTAGTTTTTCTAGTTCGATTGGAAGCATCATTCCGAATCCGTTTTGTTCCCAAAAATCCTTGAAATTTAAATCGCTGTTGTTGTTGTTAATATCTTTATCTAATTCTTTATCTATATCTATTGCGTTACTTTGCGTAACAGTAACGCTACTTGTAACGTTACACTCTTTATTTCCTTTACTATCACCATTCGCTATTCTGTTCTGCCGCATAGCTTCTCGATGTTTTTCCACTCTTTTCCTTGTTTGCTCACGAACCCTTTCCATACCATCAACGTTTTGATGTTTTTCCCAATTTTCTATTTCAATCAATCCATTTTCTGTTTTTTGAATCATTCCGAAGCTCTGTAACGTATGTAACGTTACACGTATAATCCCAACATCACGGTTGAAAAGGGTCGCGAGCATGTCTTCCGTATACGGTACATTTTCGTTTAAATAAATGCGTCCTTTGTCGTTAGTTTTTCCAGCTAAAGCTAGAAGCCTAATCCATACAATAAGCATTTGGTTACCCTCTGGCATTTTTTCGAGCAACTTAATCTTTTCATCATCAAACATATTGACGGATAACTTTATCCATTGAATCCCCGACATACTCGCTCCTCCTGTTTTAATTAACTTGTTTTTGCGCCTCTATTTCTGCATCTAGTTTTTTAATTAGTGCAGAAGCTTCAGCTTTACTCATTGATTTTGTGTCCGTAATTTTATAGCTTTCTAGTACAAATGTGCCATCATGCCCGAACGATTCACCTATAACGCTCGCTTTCGCAAATATTGCCTTCCTTTGTGCCGGTGATGCTAAATTATCATTTTGTTGTGATTGTTTTGTTTGTTGCTGACTATTACTATTTTGATTGTAATTATTAGATTTATAACTGTTATTCTTTGGGTATTTGCTAGGGGAACTTTGAATATTTCCATCTTTATCTTCATCAGACACAATCCCAAAAACAGCTGCTATAACATAACGTTTTGCATATGTGATGGTCCCACCAGCTTCTTGCGCGCTACTCATTTTCTTATTGGTAATCACTGTCATGTAAAGTGGATCGTATTCAATCCATTCACCAGATTCATGCATTAACATTGTTCCAATACCTATCGTTCCGTTATCACCACTAATGGGCCATTGTGTAAAGGAGACTCCATGACCTGGAGCAACTTTAAATATTGCTTCCACAATCTTATCGAGTGGTGTATATTTGCTATCTGTAAAAGGATTAGCCGCAGATTTTTCTAACGGCTTTACTTCTTTTTGAATAGCCGCCATGGCTTTCGCTATAGCCCCAATACTTTCAGATTTTTTCATTCTAATTACCTCACCCTCAATGATTCGGTTTGTACTAATTTAGCGCCCGGTACGTCTCTTCCTTCTTTTAGAGCGCTTGTAATAGCTTTCTTATCTAATTTTTTAGGTTGCTCTACTAAAAACATGAATAGTTTTTCTTCGTCCTCCAAACGCAAGCTAGGAGGGTTCTTCTGAATGCTAATAGTAAATAGTGAGCTTTTAATTTTACGGATATCCACTTTTAACATTTCGCTCTCTAAATACTCTTTCATGTTTTTAGCTTTTGCATCTAACGCTGTTTTACGCTTCGTTAACCTCTCTACTTCCTTAGCTAATCCCTCAGCCTCAGCATCAATACTTTTTACCATCTTTATAATATTCTCTGCCTTTTCTTCTATCGGCTCTCTAATGCTGTCTAAAGTGTCTTGTAACGTTTCTGTGTCTAATTCCTCCGCCATTTCTAAGACTTGATTGTATGCTTGAGTCAATTCGTATAATTTCATGCGTTTATTCCTTCTCTCTGCTCGATTTTTTTAGATAGTTTTTCATGTATATCAATTAATTCATCAAATAGTTTAGATCCTTCTAAGTTAGTTGATTGCTTCTTTAGCAAGTTATAAAGCGGTGTTAATTCATCGTCATAATCATGTATCACGACTTTAAAGCCATAATGAATTGTTCTAAAATTATCCATGTTATCCCTCCATTGATTAAATTTCGGATTTAAGGTATAATTTCTTTAAGGTAATATCTCAAATCCCGGACCCACACTGCTATGTGGGTCTTTTTTATTCTTCATTTTCCGCCTCTTCTTCATTAGTACGCTCTAATTCCTCTAAATATTCGTTATGCCAGATTTGGCTTATCCTTTCAAAACTGGACCAACAAGCATCTACAACCATCGGATTTTCAACCATGTTTTTTATCACTTCCTCTCAGCCAGTAGCCTGCAATTAGCGACATAAACGACACGAAAATCATTACTGCGAACACATCCATCACCGAGTGACCTCCTCATATCCCTTAAGTTTTAATTCTTCTATATAGTCCGTCATGTTGTCGCAACCTGTTTCGTTTAACGGGATTTTCTGCTGAAACGCCGGATTAGCAATCATTTTTGTTCTGCTATTTGTATGAATTTCGCTATCACCGAAATTTGTTGTCTTTTTGAAAACTCTTTCTGTCATTGTTGTAATCCTCCTATATTAAAATCAGAATTAAAATCAAATTACATAAGTTTATTAACGCTAATGCCGCCGCTACTATGACTAAGATGCTGAATAAAAGTTGGTTCTTCATATTGCGCGCCTAGGAATAATAATTTCACGCAAATGTCCATCTACAAGCTCTTTAGTGACTTTGTACTTTTTGTTAAAAGCTTCAGCTCTTTTTTTACGCTCAACTTCATTAATCTTTTTAAATCGCTCTTTTACAATGTTGTTTATTTCTGTGAAATTAATATTCTTCGACTCGTAGCTTTCGTAACTAGCTGATACTAAAACTTCGCTCATTTTCCGCAACTCCTTACTAGTCCAGATTTTTGATAATATTGATCACGTTTGTTTAAAACTTGTTGTAAATCTATGTTGAAAGCTTTCGCAATACTTGCGTTCAGAGTTAATGCAGATGCAACTACATCTGTTATTTCTGAAATAGCTTGTTTAGCTGCTTCTCGTTGTAACATGTCACCTTTTCTTAAATTGAACGTCATCGTCTCTAAGCCGCTTTTCAGCGTGTTTATTGCTTCTTCAACTTCTAGTTCAAAGCGGTTAGTTAAAGAAGCGTGGTGATTGTCTAAGCCGTCGAAAAGTGGAGGTATCATTCCGTTTGAAAATTCATGTGCGAATAAATATGTGCTTTCTGGTTCGTTGTAGCTATCAATTAACTGTTCTGCTTGTTCAAGTGAAACTGTACGCTTTCCTTTCAACTGGTTGCTTATTAGTGCTGGTGTCACATAACTATCAATCGCTAGCTCTTTTTGCGTGCGAGTTTCTGCTAAAACTTGCATCGCGGTTGGCGCTGATGTTGATTTTTGAAACATAATATCTCAATCCTTTTTGTTTATTTTTTAACCACTAATTAACAACTTATCGTTATATACTATTGTTAGTCGCTCCCCGTGACTAAGTTGTCTGCATAAGCGTCGTTGTGGTAGGCGGCGCTTAAATTACTTTTAAAGCTTCTAATTCATTTGATCTAATCCCAAACTGGATAGCCATTTCTTTTACAACAGTTAGATAAATTTCAATTAAGCGCTGTTCTTCAGCAATACAATCTAATTTATTTAATTTCTTTATAGCTGTTGGACTCATCCCTTTTGCCGCCATTTTTGTTTGTCGGTTCTCTAATCGTCTATTTAAATCACAATGCGCACGACTCTCAAAACGTTCATAGCTCATTTGAATAATGCTTCTAAAAGGTTCCGCACCTCCGAAGTTTGCCGCAATCTTCCTCAAAATAACTTTTACTTTTTCTCTCCACTCATTGGCATTAACGCTGAAAATCAACTTCATGTTGTTAACTTCTTCTTTTACTTCTTTAGCTTCTTTTTCAGCGTTTGCCACCGCTAAAAACATCTGATTAAACATTTGTAGCTCTGGGCTTAGTTGCGATGTATCAAGTTGAGCTTTGAGGTGATTTTCCATTTTATTAAATTCATTGATATATTGAAGCTTAAATTCAATTGCTTTTTTACCAGTGAACCCCATTGCCAGTAAAGTAAATCCATCGCGATTCATGTAAATCATTCGATACGTTTGTTTATTTTGTGGATGCACATAAGAACTTTCTTGGAATAGGTCAGCCCAATTTTGGACACCCTCTTTTAAATTGTCCAAATCCCTTAACACATGCCTATGTTCCTTTTTAAAAGTTTCAGCTACATTTAATGAAGTTGTAACTGGTTGATTATTTTGTAGTACAACTAAATTAGTCATTTTATTTCCTCCACTTCGCTTACTCTCCAATCTGCTATAATTAGTTTGATTGGAGGTGATATTATGAAAATTAACTATGATTGTATTCGAGATGTTTTGTTGTCAGTGCGCTATCAAGAAGAATATGGCGATTTACATAGTGACTTTTTCACTGAAAGCCTTGGTGACAAGTACTCTTTTCATGAACTTGCTAATGCGGTATCATTAATTCTGTATGAAGGTCTTGCAGTTGGTGATTATCCAACTGGTAACATGGACGGTAATTACGACTACATTATCCGTTTTCTAACAGTATCTGGAGACCAATTCATAAATTCTGTTAAAGATGACTCTGTGTGGTCTAAAGCAAAAGAAGAAGTTAAAAATAATCCAATCCAAACTTTATTTTCTTTTGCCCAAATCGCCGTTAGTTTTTTCCGATAATCTATTAACTAATGAATTAATTTCTGAATAAAGTTCCGGCAAAATACTTAAATCACTAAAATCTTCTCCGGTTATACTTAATTCAATGGTGAGTACTGACTCTTTTCTATTTCTCTTAGTTAGGAAAGAGTTTGTAAATGCAATTTTCCTCATTTTCTAGCCTCCTGTTTTTCATTTAAATAAAAATGACTCTTTTCGCGTACTTTATCATCAAAAAAAATAGTCCATTCGAAATCTAAAACTGATGCAATACGCATAGCATTTACAACAGAGGGATTTCTTCTCCCTTGTTCGATTGATGCGTAAGTTGTTCTTTCCACATCCGCTAATTCTGCTACATCTTGTTGAGTTAGGCCATTTTCTTCTCTTATTTTTTTCAACCAAATCCTCATAAATATCTCCTTTCTCTAATTGTGTCGTATTGCGTACTTTTATATTACTACGCTTTTTGACACATGTCAATAAATTAATACTCTTTTTGACACATTTTATTTAATGCCAACAAACTACGCTTAATGTGTAGTATAATTTTATGAGAGGTGATAGCATGTTTGGAGACACATTAATGAAATTACGTAAAAGCAAAAATCTAACCCAAAGCGATATAGCCAAGATTCTTGGTGTAGCAAGAACAACCTATTCTTCATATGAACAAAACAGAAGAATGCCTGACGCGGAAATACAAATTAAAATAGCTGACTATTTCGATGTCTCCTTGGATTATTTGCATGGAAGAGGTAAAAATAATATTGCTGACACAATCGCGGCTCACATTGATTCAAACGCATCAGAAGAAGATATAAAAGAGATACTCGCTTATATAGAAGAAAAAAGAAAAGAGCATGCAAATGAAAGAGAAATTAATATTACGGAAATAGCTTCAAAAGAAGATGAAGCAGTTGATAAATTTGTTGAAGAGAACGAAGATTTTAAAGCTGTTGCAGCTCGAGTAATGAATGATGCGGAAGCAGTCAAAGCAGTTAAGTCATTCATTGAATTTTATGAGCAACAGAAAAAAGATTAAAGCATAATTTATTTACTTACTTGACTCTTGACTTGTAATTTATTTACTCGTTATCGCTATTGATTATTAACTTTCTGTGAAAACGTGATATTTCTTATAAAAATTATGTATAATATAAGTGCAACGTTGCAATAAAAAACAACGGGGTATAAATACATGAAAACTTTAGATGAACTGAACGTAAAACATGATATAGTGATACTAGAACACGAATTTACTTCTTGTTCATTCACTTTAAAAAAAGAAATTTTCATAGTTATTGATAGTAGATTAAGTCGAAGCGAAAAATTGGAAGACATCGCAAGGCTTTTGAATAAAATATAACTATGTAACCAGTTCGCGGCCGCGGGTTGGTACATATAAAAGGGAGAAAGCGGGATGAGCAAGTATAGTTACCTACTAAAAAAATGGTGGTTTTGGATTCTTTTATTATTAATTATATTAAGTTTGTTTAATGGTATATGGGTTCTTTTATTTTTCGCTACTCTAGCGACTTTGACATTTGCTGTAATAAAAGTTATTAAAAATGAAAATCGCCGAAAATATACGTTAATCATTATAGTAACTACAGTTTTACTTCTTACTTTTTCTTTAGTAAGAACCGTTCAGCTTTATAATTATATTGTGGAGAATCCAGAAGAAAATGTAACAACAGATGACCCAAAAAAGGATATTAAAGAAGATGCCGAAACAAATGAAGTAGAAGAAACAGAAGAAATGGATCAAGCAGACGCTTCTACGGCATATACAGTCACTCAAGAAGGTATAGAGTCTTTTAACGAGTCTATTAATCGATTAATTTCTGAATCAAACGGAATACTAATAAAAGTGGTTCCATTCGAAAATGAATATGATATGTTAATTGCATATGTAACTCAAGACTTAAAATATCAAGATGAAACAATCAAACAAAAAAATGCTGATTATTTAGGGAATGAAATACAACAACGCGCTCTTGGTACTCTTTTTGGGGGAGATAGCAATCATAGGCCCATGGTTGAGCTAAGATATGAAGACGAGACAAAGATGGCTGGAAGTAGTGCTTTTGATAAAACTAATATGAAGCTCACAGGAAAATAAAATATAAAGGGAGAATGAATATGAAAAAAGGGATAGCTTTATTAGCGGGATTTATGTTAGCTTTTAGTATTTTTTTAACAGGATGTGGCGGAACAGATAATACAAGAAAAGAAAATCATTCTGATGGCAGTGCCGAAGTGAAAAATAAAAAAGATAATAATACATCAGATGAATATGTAGAAGATGGTCTTTTATTGAAAGTGGGAGAATGGACTAAAGATAAAGATTACGATACTAAAGTGACTCTTGAAAAGATTGCAACTCCAAAAATAAAAGTAGATTTAGGTGACTTAAATATGTTAATTAAGGATGTAAAAATCTTTAAACGAGAGAATGTCAGTGACGCAGAAAAAGAGGAATTTAGCGGTGGAAAAGTCCCTGTCACAGATCCTTACTACACAATACAAGTTAAATATGATTTAGAAAACACTGGAAAAAATGCGCTAAATTTTAATGGAATTGATTATATCATCACAGACCAAAAACAACAAATTGATGTTATGACTGACAACGTTGGTATAAATGGTGTCTTCACTGTACAACCAGATGTCATAGTTGAAGATGAATATGTTATTTGTATATTAAAAAAAGACAACGTGGATAAAATAAATAAAGTAACTATAAAAACATCACCAGTCTATAACAGTGAAACGTATGACGAAATTACTAAATCGATGACTATCAATATTGAATTTAAATAAAAGAGAGCCTCCGGGCTTTTCTTTTTACCGAAAAAAAAGAACGTATGTGCGAAAGGAGAACGGAAATGAAGGCAGCTATTTATATACGCGTATCTACTCAAGAACAAATAGAGAATTACTCTATACAAGCTCAAACTGAAAAGCTAACAGCCTTGTGCCGCTCGAAGGACTGGGACGTATACGATATTTTCATTGACGGCGGATATAGCGGTTCAAACATGAATCGCCCTGCGCTAAATGAAATGCTAAGTAAATTACATGAAATTGATGCTGTAGTCGTATATCGATTAGACAGACTATCCCGCTCGCAAAGAGATACGATAACGCTTATTGAAGAATACTTCTTAAAAAACAATGTAGAGTTTGTTAGTTTATCTGAAACGCTTGATACTAGTTCGCCTTTCGGTCGTGCAATGATTGGTATATTGTCCGTGTTCGCTCAATTAGAGCGCGAAACTATACGAGATCGAATGGTAATGGGCAAAATTAAACGGATTGAAGCAGGTCTTCCTTTAACGACTGCAAAAGGTAGAACGTTCGGCTATGATGTTATAGATACTAAATTATATATTAATGAAGAAGAAGCAAAACAATTACAAATGATTTATGATATTTTTGAGGAAGAAAAAAGCATTACCACTTTACAGAAGAGACTAAAAAAATTAGGATTCAAAGTGAAATCATATAGCAGTTACAACAATTGGCTGACTAATGATTTATACTGTGGCTATGTATCTTATGCGGATAAAGTGCATACAAATGGTGTTCATGAGCCTATTATTTCAGAGGAACAATTTTATCGAGTTCAAGAAATTTTTTCTCGCATGGGTAAAAATCCAAATATGAATAGAGATTCAGCATCACTTCTAAACAATTTGGTAGTGTGTGGAAAATGTGGGTTGGGTTATGTTCATCGGAGAAAAGATACTGTTTCCCGTGGAAAAAAATATCATTATAGATATTATAGTTGCAAGACTTACAAGCATACTCATGAACTCGAAAAATGCGGGAATAAAATTTGGAGAGCTGACAAACTAGAAGAACTAATTATTGATCGCGTGAATAACTATAGTTTCGCTTCTAGGAATGTAGATAAAGAAGACGAATTAGATAGCTTAAACGAAAAACTTAAAACAGAACACGCAAAAAAGAAGCGGCTGTTTGATTTATATATCAGTGGTTCTTACGAAGTTTCAGAACTCGATGGTATGATGGCTGATATTGATGCTCAAATTAATTATTATGAAGCACAAATAGAAGCTAACGAAGAATTGAAGAAAAACAAAAAGATACAAGAAAATTTAGCTGATTTAGCAACAGTTGATTTTGACTCTTTAGAGTTTAGAGAAAAACAACTTTATTTAAAATCACTAATTAATAAAATTTATATCGACGGTGAACAAGTTACTATTGAATGGCTCTAG